ATCGAAATCGCCTTCCATTGCTGTATTCAATGGAGTTCTAACGAACATTTTCATGCCGTTAGGAACGTCAGTAATAATGTACCAAGAATCAGCATCAGTTAGGTAATTATTCACTCTGTATCCTTGAGGAATCATTCCCATGCTGTTTACTGCATTGATATCATTGTCAGCTGTTCCAGTTCTACCTTGAGATTTCATCAATCTCTCTGCATTAAATTGGTTTTCAGGTGGAACAATCATTTTAACGCCTTTAGCTGCAATTAAAAGTCCACGTTCATCAGTCATTTCTCCAATATCAATTAGAGATTGTTCTAATGAAGTTTCATTTAAGTCAGCTTGCGTTGATAATGTGTTCGCAAATGAGCCACTTAATGTAGTGTGCGATGTGTTAAACAGAGAAACACCATCACCAGAATCAAAAGTATCCGTTGAAGGAAGACCGTTGATTAATGGGGAAGCTGCTTTAACTTGTTTAGCGTTCGCCATGGATCTCGCTAAAGCTTTTGTGTATCTAGAAGCAAGTCTGTCGTAGAGGTTATCTTCGATAGCTTCTTCAGTGATAGCAAATGCTAGAGCTACTGTCTCATGAGTGTAACGAGCTGTGAAGGTTTCTTGTGCATCATCAAATGCAATGCCTTGACCTTCGCCCTTTACTTGTGCGTTTCCGAATCCTGATAACATAACTTCCTCTTCGAAAGCTCTGTCAGAAGATTCTACGTTGTAGATTTCAGCGTGTTGGTTTTCGTATCGCTTGTATTCCAGTCCGAATAAGGCATTCAAACCTGGTTCAAGCTCTTTAACTAACTGCGCTCGTGATATTGCCATGTTTTATTATTCTCCTTATACGTCTCTTAGGAATTGATTAGCTCTGTTGTTCATTACCACAACGACATCACAGCCTGCTGCAGCTACGTCTTCCTGATCTGGAACTTCTCCAGAACGGACTACACGCCACAAATGACCGTCATTGTCTGATGTTACGTAATTAAGAGTAGCTTGAGATTGACCTTCATAACCAGAACCGCCATTATTTTGGTTCATTCTGATTGTTAAACAGTCACCCACGAATGTAGCAACATTTGTCATAGTTGCGTCCATTCTCATCATATACTCTTGAAACGGATAATCATTAACGAATACAACACCATCGCTGTTACCTGTATTTGGGTTAGTTGCGAATGTCTGACTTGCAGCTACTGAATTAGCCCATGTAGGTTTTTTTGAAGTTCCATCGATGTAAAATGCACCGTTAGAAACTCCTACACAAGTTTGTGGAGTAGTTGTATCAGCGTCCCAAGAAGCTCCGCCTGTACCAGTATCGTCCATAGTAGCAGGGGCTAAACTTTGCATATAGCCGATGTCACCAGATCCGTCTTGTGGTCCAATTGGTTCGTTCTTAAGGATTCGCACAGCTAAACCAGATTTAATTGGATATTTGCTTTGCCCTTGAGTTGCAGGTGTATTACCTAATGTCTCAATTGCTCTGCATCCATATCCAGTTGTTTGTAGGTTTGCCATAGTTTGTCGTCTCCTAATGTTCACAAATAATAAATAAATGTGAACGGTTAAATTAAATCGATAGTAGGGAATTGGTTGTTATCCCGAGAAAATTAACTTTTCTTTGTACCACCGAAGGTTACACGAGATTGTCGATCAATATTGATCGGCATACTCTTATGCTGCTCCCTCATTAGATCGTTGTCTACTGCTTCGTTCATACCATCCGTACGTCTTTTAATGTACGCGGTACGTTGAGCTGCGATCTCGTCAGGTACCTTTGCAAGCAAAAGGCCACCAACCCCAATTACCCCCTTGTATTTTCCAGTATCTAATACTGGGTAATCAGAAGAGTTCTCGACTTCTTCGGCTCTAACTAATTCATAACCAGATCTTAATCTGCCTTGAATATTCTTAGAATCGTCGAATCCAAGAGATTCTGCTCTGATCCATCTGTACCTGAATCCATCAGGCGCAGGGGGTGCATCTAGAGAAGATGGAGGAACCCACACTTTTGGTCTTTCAGTTTTTGACCGTGTTTGGTTCGCACGAGAAGTTGTCTTAGTTTGTTCTTTTTTCATACGCTATACCTCCTTCGTGAGTTTTAATTGTTTTGCGTAGTCTTCGAGTGGCACACCTAATTTTTTCGCGATAGCGACTTGTGAAGGTGTGAGTTTCACAGTTTGGCGACCAGGTTTTACACTTCGATTTGCCGAAGCCACCGACTGAACGGGTCTAGTCGTTTGTCTAGTTTCACTTTTACCAAATTTATGAGGAAAGTCAACACGTATTCTTTTATCAACTTCTTCATAATACTCATTAGACTTAGGGTCATACCCTTCCTTCTCAACCAAATCCTTATGAATTTCAAAAGCAGTGAAGGTCATAGCTCGGTCTTGACCGAACCATCTATTCTTCGATGCCCAAGCTTCTGCTTGAGGATCTGCTGGTTGTTCAGGTAATGCCTGTGGAGTCTGTTGTGGTAATTTACCACCGTCAGATAGTTTGACGTTGTCTTCTCTACCTTCTTTAGCTTGCTCCATTTTCGCATTCTCAAACGCTAATGTAGCAATTCTTTTGTTAGCCTCAACTTGAGCTTTTGAATCCCCGGCTTCAATGGCTGCGGCCAATTCTCGTTGCGCCGAATCCATGCCAGTTTTAACATTGGTCTCAAATCTTTTCCAGTAATCAGAGTCCAACTTACTAAATTTCCGTTGGTCAGACTGACGCTGGTGTTCTAAAGCTCTTGCGTATTCTGTTGCAGAATCCCTTTGGCGTTCTGCTTCACGCATTTTTCGAGTTAGCTTAGCAATTCTTGATTGAACTCCTTTACTATACTCTTCGAGTTTAGAGTCTTCTTGTTTTTGTTCCTTCTTTATTTCCTTAACTGTTTCTTCTTGCGGGGTCTCTGGTTCCTTTGTTTCCTGTTCCGGTTCCGTCATTACGACAGTAGGCTCTTTTTCTTTAGTGTCTACTTCTGATTCATCTTTTTCTTCAGGAACGGTTACTTCAGCTCCTGGTCCCGATGTATCTAGAGGAACGGTCTTCTGTTCTTTTTCTAATGGTTTTTCATTAGCGTTCTCTGTAGGCATAGTTTCCTCCTATGTTAAAATGCATGCAGTATATCCTCTGGATTCTGCACGGTTGCCAAAATTTCGTCATCATTAAGAAGACGAATCTCCCCACCTTCGATTTGAATACGCGATCCCGCGTATCTAGCAAAGACAACCCAATCGTTGACCTTGCACCATGGACCATCTGGATAACGTTCTTTATCGTTATAACATTGTGATCCCATTGCTAAAACAAGTCCACATTGAGAGCCAATTTGTTGGCGCTCCAATGCACTCTCTGTCATTAGCACTCCCCCTTTTGTCTTCTCATCCATTTTGAATGGAAGAACAACAATTCTCCAACCTGTAGGTTGTGGTAATTTAGTAGAATCTTTGGTAACTTCTTTTTTAGGTTCGGATTTTTTTACTCCGATTAATTCTTTATTAGGTGTAATAATTTTAGGTTTTTGGTTTGGTTGTTGAGTTTCCTTTTGGGATTTCAACGATGTTTCTGTTTGCGTCATAAGGCTCCTTTTCATCAAGCAGGTTAGAGATTTCCTGTTTCACTGATTCCAGTGCGTTTATCTGTCCTATTATATACTTATATGTTTCCATGTTGTCAACCCCACCTGAAGTGATGGACAGTGACATAGCTTGGATGCGTCTTTCAATACCCCGACGTAATTTATATACTAGATTTTCCAGATCCATTTATTATTTTACTATAGTACTTCTTTAAACTTTCATTTCCAACTTTTACTCCACCTAATTTCCCAGAGATATAAGAGCCATTATAAGGTTCGCTTACACCACTAGGTTTTTTAAGTTTAGTAAACCAGTTGTTTTTAAATTTTGTTTTATTTCTTGTTGCCATGGGTCCTTCTATTTTCCTAATCCTTTTAGACCTTCTTTAACAATGTCCTTACCTTTTTGCTTCATTTCACCAGACTTGTCAAAATATTTATCATGGATCTTTTTAAGATCAGTTTTCTTCTTCTTTTTACCAAGAAGCCCTAATCCTTTTTTTGCTATTCCAAATATACTAGCCATTACTTTTTACGTTTCTTAGTTTTAATTTTTTTCTTCTTTTTGTTTTTTTTCTTTGTTTTTTTCTTAGCCATTATTTCCAGCCTCTCTTTGCAATTTTAGGTTTACCTTTTATAAGTCCACCACTAGCTGCTGGCTGATATTTTTTTGGTTGTCGTGGATATCCTGGTCCTGGTCCATATTTTTTTGGTTGTCGTGGATATCCTGGTCCTGGTCCATATTTTGGTGAAGGTGAAGCTTCCGGACCAGCTTTACGACCAGCTTTACGACCAGCTTTACGACCAACTTTACCACCTTCTTTTTTAAGTTTT